AACGTGACCGAAAACGAATTGCAAGAGGTCGCGTATATCCGCGGACACTTCCCGATGGGAACGCCGATCGAAAACTTCCCGAGCAATTACTGGGACATGATCGTGGCGAATTGGGACGCGACGCTGGACGTCATTCAAAACCAAGTCCGGAAAGACCCAGAATTCCCCTTCACGGTATAGATTTTGGGAATTAGATATCATAGCAAAATATAACAAGGAGTATCTATGAAAGATAAAACTATTAAAATCGATTTGTCGAAAATTGCAAATACAGCCTTACAAGAAAAGGTTGACAAAGAACTTGAAAAAGTCCTTGAGAATATTCTGGACCTCAATACAGAGGCTAAAACAACCCGTAAGGTCACGATCACACTAACGATGTCAACTGACGATGAGCGAACTGTTGTAAATACAGGTATTGAAGTTAAATCCACTTTGGCACCGCAGAAAGGTGTCGCAACAACTGTTATTGTCGGTCGCGACGACACTGGTAAAATTCACGCTAACGAGCTCAAAAGTGGTATTCCTGGCCAAACTTACTTTGATGATAACGGAGACATGAGAACCGACACTGGCGAACTCATCGAAAAGATTGAAAAACAAAGTACAAATATCATTGATTACAACAAAAAGAAAGCGGGTAACTAACTATGACAGAAAATCTCAAAGAAGCATTATCTTACACAGTCGAACTAGCGGGTAAAGAAAACAAAATCATTCGTTCAGGAACTGGGAAGGAATATTTTGATGGCAATGAATATAGCTTACAGGAACTTAACCCTCGTAAGTACGCACCTATCCTTGAGCTTCAGACACTCAAGAGTCTTGTCGATTATCTCAAATCAGATAATGACTTAATCGATAGTCGTAAACTTGTAGTTGTCGTGGACAGTTTCCGAGAAGTATCCGTGTATGATCAAGTTGATTTTGAAAATGGCAAACGTCCTCAGATTGTATCTGTAAGAGCATCTGTCCCAGCTATTCCATTCAGCAATTGGCGCGACCAAGAAGAATTTAATATCATGCTGCAGTCTATGTTTATCGATGATGCAGACCGCAATTTGGTCTTGGATTTTGCTAGTCATTTAAAAATCGAAAAAGGCGCAGAAGTACAGGACAATGGTATCAGTCAGATGGCGACAATTCGCGATGGTGTAGCAAGTCTAGCACAAGCTAAGACTCCAAATCCAGTAACCTTGCGACCATATCGTACTTTTAATGAAGTAGAGCAGCCTGCTAGTCAATTCATCTTCCGAATCAACAAATTGGCGAACCTTGCTCTCTTTGAGGCAGATGGTGGTAAATGGAAATTAGAAGCCGTCGAAAGCATCGCAAATTATTTAAAAAATGAACTTGCTAGCAACGAAAAAATTACTATTTTAGCTTAAAGGAGAAAATTATCATGACACAACAACAATTTAACAATAACTTTGAACGCGAACTTGACTGGAACGACACGCTCCAAAAGGACTCGGAATTTGTCCTTCTACCAGACGGCCTATACTGGTTCACAGTAAAAGAATACGAGCGCGGACGTCACACGCCGAACCCTCAAAATCCCGGCAAGTTGCCAGCTTGTCCGAAAGCAACAGTACACCTTACTATCGTAGCGAATGAAGGCGAAACAGAACTCCGTCACAATCTCTTCTTACATAGTTCAACTGAGGGAATGTTATCAGCGTTCTTTGGTGCTATTGGACAAAAACGAAAAGGTGAACCGCTTCGTATGGATTGGAACGCGATCATTGGCAAAGTCGGAGTTTGTAAAGTTGGAAACCGCGAGTACAACGGAAACAAGTACAACGAAGTAAAAGGTATGATCTACGCCGAAGACGTTGACTATACAAAAGTATTGAACGCACAACCGGGACAATACCAACAACAACCGGCACCACAGTATCAACAGCAACCGCAACAACCAACACAGGGAGGCTTCACAGGAGGGCCATTCTAATATAGGAGGTTCTAAAATATGGAGTTAAGACCCTATCAACAAGAGGCGCGGGAAGCCGTTCAGAAGGAGTGGGCAGAAGGTCGGAAACGTACTCTTCTAGTCCTTCCGACTGGGACGGGGAAAACCGTAGTATTCTCAAAGATCATTGAAGATCAAGTTAGAGAAGGGAAGCGCGTGTTAGTTCTCGCTCACAGATCCGAGTTATTGGACCAAGCAAGTGACAAGCTCAAGACAGCAACGGGACTCGGTACGGCACTGGAAAAGGCTGAGAGCACGTCAATAGGATCTTGGTATCGGGTGGTCGTTGGATCGGTCCAAACTATGCAACGTGAAAAACGCTTGAGTCAATTCCCGCCCGACTGGTTCGATGTGATCGTTGTCGACGAGGCGCACCATACGATATCTGACGGGTATCAAAAAGTGCTGGGCTATTTTAAAGACTCGGAAGTCCTCGGGGTTACAGCGACCCCAGACAGAGGTGATATGAAAAACCTCGGATCGTACTTTGACAGTTTGGCTTACGAATACTCACTCGTACAGGCGATAAAAGAAGGCTATCTTTCCAAGATTAAGGCTCTAACGATTCCGATCGATCTCGATCTCTCGAGCGTGTCAATGTCCGCTGGTGACTTTAAAGCGAGCGACGTTGGAACAGCACTCGATCCGTACCTCGTACAGATCGCGGACGAAATGGCCAAGTATTGCAAGGATAAGAAAACAGTCGTCTTTCTTCCACTAGTAAAGACAAGCCAAAAATTCCGCGATATCTTAAACGAGCGAGGATTTAAAGCAGCCGAAGTGAACGGCGAATCGAAAGATCGGGCCGAAGTGCTCGAGGACTTTGAGCGTGGCCGTTATAACGTCTTGTGTAACTCAATGTTACTCACGGAGGGGTGGGATTGCCCCTCGGTTGATTGCGTGGTGGTATTGAGACCGACGAAAGTCCGCGCGCTCTATTCTCAAATGGTGGGCCGTGGGACGCGTTTATTCCCCGGAAAAGAAGAGCTCCTTCTTCTCGATTTCTTATGGCACACCGAGCGTCACGAGCTTTGTCGTCCAGCTCACTTAATTTGTGAAAGCCCGGACGTAGCGAAGAAGATGGTCGAAAACATGGAAGAAGAGACGGGCGTCATGCTTGATCTTGAGGCCATGGAAGCCAAGAGCGCGGAAGATGTTGTCGCAGAACGTGAAGAAGCACTTGCGAAACAGCTCGCAGAAATGCGGAAACGCAAGAGAAAACTCGTCGATCCGCTTCAATTTGAAATGTCTATCCATGCTGAAGATCTTTCGAGCTATGTCCCAACTTTTGGCTATGAAATGGCCCCGCCGTCTGAAAAACAACTCAAGGCCCTCGAGAAGTACGGGATATTTACCGACGAAGTGGGCAATGCTGGAAAAGCAAATCTATTGCTTGACCGTTTGAATAAGCGCAGAAACGAAGGACTTTCGACACCGAAGCAGATCCGTTTCCTTGAAAGTCGAGGCTTCCGAAATGTCGGAATGTGGAACTTCGAGAGCGCAAGAAATATGATTGACCGTATCGCAGCTAACGGGTGGAGAATACCACACGGAATCAGAGCGAGTGAATACTTGCCGAACTAAAAATAAGGAGAAAAACAATGAAAACTAACAAATTAACACTTTTAACAGTCGCAACTATTGCAACAGCTACACTTGGAATTAAGGGGGCTTATGCCGATGAGTCTGATCGAGGAATCACGCCAGAGACAACAACAATTGCAGCAAACCAAAACGACACAGCAAGCGGAACTGAATCAGCTATTCCAGCAACGGAAACAGCTCAACCAGCAGATTCTAACAATGACGCGGGATCTGGAAGCGTTGAAACTAAGAATAACGAACGAGAAGGACTTCCAACAACTTTTGAAAAGAGCGGGAATGTGATCGAAGTCAAAAACCCGGAAGTCGTTGTCGATCAGTCAAACGGTACAGGGAAGTATCAACCCTTCAGCGTGGAATATAAGAACGTACACTTCCCGGACGATCTCACAATCAACGAAGGCGACAAAGTGACGTTCACGCTTCCAAAAGAAGTAGCATTTCAAACGAGCTTTACTTTCGACGTACACAATCCAGAAAATGCCGTCGTCGGTCAAGCAACCGCAGACAGCACAGCCGGGACTGTTACGACAGTTTTCAACGACTATTTTAAAAACCACCCCCTAAACAAACAAATGAGCCTTAAAATGGACGCAAAATGGACCGACAAGGTCCAAAGTGGCCAGCCCGTGAGTGCGAATTTTAACGGAACGATCGTAAATGCTCAAATCGGCAAAGAACAAGAGATCGGAAGCGATGAACTCTTGTCAAAATGGGGTAGCCAAGATGAAAATGACCCGACGGTTATCAACTGGACTGTACGCGTAAATTATGCGCGAAAAGTCCTAAACTATGTGAAAATCATTGACGAAATGTCAGAAAATCAAAAGCTAGTCGATGATTATTTTGAAATCAAGAATATTGAGAGCGTGGATCCGTGGATCGACAAGGGGTCCGCAATGGATCTTGTTAAGTCAATTAGTAAGTCAGATCACGGCT